CATTGGAGATTTATTAGACTTCCATGCAATATCAATGCACGAACATAATCCTGACTTACCAAGTGCAGGACATGAATTAGATATATCAAAAGAATATATAAGAGAATTAGAAGGAATATTTCCTGAAGTAACTGAAGTAGATTCTAATCATAGTAGTTTAGTTTATAGAAGAGCATTAAGATTTGGAATGTCAAAACAATTTCTAAAACCTTATGGAGATTTCTTAGGTACTAGAAAATGGAAGTGGGTAGATGACATGACATTAAAATTAAGTAATGGAAAAAAATGTTTCTTTACACATGGAAGATCAGCAGACATTTTAAAAGTTTCACAAACAATGGGTATGAGTGCAGTACAAGGACACTATCATACAAAGTTTGTTATATCTTACTGGGCTAATCCTGATGATATATTCTTTGGTATGAATGTAGGATGTTTAATTAATCAAAAGTCTATGGCATTCTCATATGCAAAAAACTTTAGAACAAGATTTATTATTGGATGTGGAGTAATACTAAATGGAATACCTAGACTACTTCCAATGGTGTTAGATAAAAATGGAAACTGGATAGGAGAGTTAGTATGAGTGATGAACAAAAAATAAATCCTGATTATTATCAAGCAGGTAAATGTACTTGTGGTAAAGTTTTACAAACATATGATTATGTAAGACACTTACCATATGCAGATGCAACAGCTATTAAATATATTACAAGGCATAGAGAGAAAGGCGGAGTAGTAGATATTAAAAAAGCTATATGGTTTTTGAAAGCGATATTAAAAGATGAGTACAAAGAAACCGAGTAGCCCAGTAAATATAGGTGGAGAAAAATACTATAAATATTTAATAGTTTGGAATGATATCGTAGGAGATAGTACAATCACAGATTTAAATGACTTTGACAATATGAAAACAGCTATAATTAAAACAGAAGCATATATATTTAAAAAGACTAAAGCAGATATACATACCTTTAGTAGCTATCAAAATGATGATGGAGAAGTAGGATTTGGGGATAGAAATATTATCCCTAGAAGTGTTATACAAAGTATGATAAGGATTTAATATGTCAGAACAAAATAAAGCCCTGATAGGTTTGGACAACTTTAAAAGAGGTTCTGAAGAAGAAACCAAAATAAATGATGTGTTTAAAACATTGTTTAGTACCACTATAGGTACTGAAGTTCTCCAATACCTTAAATCAATAACGATTGATTCAGTCGCTGGACCTGAAATATCAGACCATGCTCTAAGACATTTAGAGGGTCAAAGATATTTAGTAGGTTTAATACAGCGAAGAATTAATAAAGGTAAAAGTCAAAACATAATAAAGGAGAATCAAAATGGCTGAAGAGCAAACACAACCAGTACAGGAGCAAACTCCAGTACAGGAAACACCAGTAGAGAATAATGTTCCACAAGAAACATCTGCACCTACTACAACAGAACCAGCACCAAGACCTGAGTATATACCTGAGAAGTTTTGGGATGCTGAAAAAGGAAAACTCAATGTAGAAGAGTTTGGTAAATCTTATACTAACTTAGAAAAATATGTAGGTGGTAAGAAAGATGAACTAAGAGATGTTATCATTGATGAATTAAAACAAGAAGCTAATGCAGAAAGACCTGAAGCAATAGAGAAATATGAATTACCTAAACTTCCTGAGAATGTAACAGAAGATATAGTTAATGCTAATCCTATGACAGAATGGTGGAAAAATTTTTGTTGGGAAAATTCATACGATCAAGAAGTATATCAAGAGGGTATTAATAAATATGTTGATGCTTATGTTGGACAACAACCTGATATGGAAGCTGAGAAAACTAAACTAGGAGAAAATGCAGAAGCAAGATTAGATGCTGTAAATAGTTGGGCATCTACATTTTTTAGTCCTGAACAATACGAAATAGTTTCTCAAACTATGGGTTCTAATGTTGATGGGATAGAAGCACTTGAAAAAATTATGGAATCTCAAAAACAAAACATATCAAGAGCAGGGCAAGTTGCACAACCTGAAAGACCTCTAACAATAGAAGATGTTAGAACTATGATGAAAGATAAAAGATACTATGATGGTAGAGAGCGTGATCCATCTTATGTAGCAAAAGTTGATGAAGCATTTAACAGACTCTATAGGGGTTAATGTTATATGTTGAAAAGACTATACCTGAACATTGTTTTCTTTTAGCTCCTAACTTAAAGGCACTAGACAGGTATGAGATAGCTTTGTGGGGGCTTGATCCCCTACAAGCATTATTACAACCATTTAGATACAGCAGACCAAATGTTAATTCCTTTACTATATTAACAAAAGATCACAAAGTTGCCGCAATCTTTGGTGCTGTACCATCAAGAAGAGATAATAAAATCGGCACAATATGGTTCTTATCCTCTACAGAATTAGATAAAAACTATTTATATTTCCTTAAAAGAAACAAGAAATGGCTACATTACTTAGAAGAACATTACATATATTTGTCCAATTACATAACAGAAGAACATACTAAATCTATTAGATGGTTAAAGTGGCAAGGATATAATTTTTCTAAACCTATGCTTGTAAAAAATGTAAAAGTGTTGTACTTCTATAAACGACTACATAATGTAGTCAAAAAGGGTACACAGCCCATATTAGAAGAGATCGGTCCTTTATGGACAACCGAATTAATTTAATGCGGACAACTGTTTAATTAACAACAACGACTAACAAAGGAGTATAAATATGAGTACATCTATTTCAACTGCCTTTATTAAACAGTTCGAAGCTGAAGTCCACATGGCTTACCAAAGAATGGGATCAAAGCTAAGAAACACAATAAGGCAAGTAAATAATGTAAAGGGGAGTCAGGCGAGATTCCAAAAAGTCGGTACTGGTAGTGCTGTTTCAAAAAGCAGACACGCTCAGATTCCAACTATGGATATCACTCACTCAACTGTTGATGTTACTTTAGCGGATTTCTATGCGGCAGATTATGTCGATAGATTAGACGAGCTAAAAACTAACATTGACGAAAGACAAGTACTATCTCAATCTGCGGCGGCGGCATTGGGGAGAAAAACAGACCAACTAATCATTGATGTATTAGACGCTGGTTCAAATGCAAGTAATGTTGTACATGGTTCTGCTGGATTAACTCTAGCAAAAGCATTGACAGTTTATGAGTCATTTGGAGCGGCTGATGTACCTGATGATGGGCAAAGATACTTTGTAGTATCTCCTGCAGGTTGGGCTGATCTACTTCAAATAGATCAATTCTCTCGTGCTGAATATGTAGGCGAAAGTGATTTACCATACGCTGGTGGATTAACTGCGAAGAGATGGCTTGGATTTATGTGGTTCACTCATTCTGGTTTATCAAAAGCTTCTACTACTAGAGATTGTCATGCTTATCACAAGTCTGCAATCGGAGTAGCTATGGGTTCTGATATTAGAACTGAGATCAACTACATTCCTGAAAAAGTCAGTAACTTAATCACATCATACATGAGTCTTGGAGTAGTAGAGATTGATGGTAATGGTATGATTGAATGTCAAATAACAGAATAGGAGATAAACATGGCATATACATCAAGCGACTTAAAAAAAATTGCAGGTGGATCAAATGGTGTTTTCCTATATCATTCGACTGACGCAATAGGTACTATAGATGATGCAGACTACTTTCTTGGTGCAACTAATGAACTTAAAGTAGGCGATGTTATAATCGCTGTAGGTTCAACAGGTGGTACTAGAACAGTAGATATGTTGGTAGTCCAAACCAATACTGGAACTGGATTAACAACTGTATTAGGTACATAATAAATAGTTATGTGGGGGGGATTTACTTCCCCCTACATTTAATATAGAAATAAAATATGGCTGATAGTAAATTTGATATATGTAATAAAGCACTTGTCCTAGTAGGAGCAAATACAATCTCAAGTTTTACTCAGAATACTACTGAATCAAAAGTAGCAAACCAATTATACGAATCAACTTTAGAAAATTTATTAACAAGATGTAGATGGAGATTTGCATCTAAACAAGCACAACTAAGTAAAAATACAACTAATCCTGATGCTAGATATGATTCTTCATATGCATTACCTAATGATGCACACATTATACATACTGTTACTGTAGGAGATGATGTTATTAAATATGACAGATATGGACAAAATTTATTTACAAACACTACATCTAGTGATACTGTAATAGCGGATTATACCTTTCAACCTAGTGAAAGCATTTTTCCTCCCTACTTCAAACAGACGCTAGTTTTCGAGCTAGCGTCTTTGTTTGCTGGTGCAATAGCAAGAAACGATCAACTATCTGAACTGTATCATAAAAGATCAATAGCCCAACTTGCTATAGCTAAAGCAACTGATGGACAAGCACAAACAACAAGAAGATTAAATGTGGACAGGTTTAGAAATGTTAGAAACAGAACAGCACTAAATGATATAACAGCAACCTCTCCATAATAGAAATGAATTATGGCAAGACAAAGAATACATCAGGGTAGTTTTTTAAGAGGGGAACTTGATCCTACTATTATATCTCGTGTTGATTTATCAGCATATGGTCAAGGATTAAAGAAAGCTAGAAATGTTATTCCTATTAACCAAGGTGGTATTGAACGAAGAGGTGGTTCAGTAGCAAGAGCAGACTTAGGTGGAGCAAGTAGATTAGAAGCATTTATCTTTAATCAAAATCAAGAATATGTATTTGCATTCCAAAACCAAACATTAAAAATTTATTCTACTAATGGAACTTTAGTAGCAACATTATCATCTTGTCCTTGGATAACAGCAGACTTGTTTGAAATGGATATGACGCAATCAGGCGATACAATGATAATTACACACCAAGATTTTGTACCACAAGTAATACAAAGAATAGGTGCAACATCATTTACAAGAACAGCTTTTGGTTTTGAAACAAGTGTCAATGGAGAAAAAACATATCAACCCTATTTTAAGTTTGCTGATGATGATATTACATTAGATATTAATAATACATCTAAAGGTACTACTGGTGTAACATTAACTACTAATACAGCATACTGGACATCAGCTTATGTTGGAATGATTGTAAGATATCATGGAACAGAAATACTTATAACAGGATATACTTCTTCTACAGTTATAACAGGAACACTATTAGCTGATGTTTCTATAGAATTAGATGATGATCCTTTTAAAACTACACAAGGTTCAGGAACAGTAGAAGTTACTATGGTAGCACATGGATTTACAAATGGAGCTTCTATTACTATATCAGGTGCAGAAGATATATTTGATACAGATGGTGGTGGTTTAGCTACTGCAAACTTAAATGGTACATTTACTATTACTGTTACAGATGATAATCATTTTACTTATACTGCTGGTGCTTCTGATACTGCAACTGAATCTGTAGATGGTGGTGGTGTAAGAGTATTAATTACAGGTCATCCACCTACTAGAAACTGGGATGAACAAGTATTTTCTTCTATTAATGGTTTTCCTAATACAGTTACATTCCATGAACAAAGATTATTCTTTGGTGGAGTAACAGCATTACCTGATGGAATACAAGCTAGTATGGTAGCAGACTTCTTTAACTTTGATGTAGGAGATGGAGAAGATTCTGATTCAGTACAAATACAAATAGCATCAGATCAAGTAAATGAAATAAGACATTTAATATCAGGCAAAGTATTACAGATACTTACAAGTACAGGAGAGTTTTTTTTAAAACCACAGGTATCAAAACCTATTACACCAACTGATATAAGAATTATAAGTCAATCTAATTTAGGTTCTCAGTTAAAAGCTAAACCAAGAATATTTGATAATGCTACAATCTTTATACAAAACAATGGTAAAACAGTTAGAGAGTTTTTATTTAGTGCGGCGGCAGAAGAATTTTCTTCTAATAGTATATCTCTATTATCTAATCATTTAATATCTACACCAAGTGATACAGCTAAATTAACTTCTATAGCTGATAGAACTGAACAGTTTTATTTTGTAGTTAATTCAGATGGTACTATAGGAATCTTTACTTCTCAAAGAAATGAAAAGATAGCAGGATGGATGCAATGGAATACAGATGGAGAATATGAATCTGTAGCTTGTACAACTAATGGTATATATACAGCAGTTAAAAGAACTATTAATGGTTCTCCTTATTATAGTTTAGAACAACAAGCATCTACTTCATTTGATGTACCTACAGATTATACAATAACTAAAACAGTATCAGGAAGTTATCAACCACATGGTGTACCTAAAGTAAATGGTGCTATTTCTAGTACAACTACAATGATAGCAGATGGATTTACTAATGCTCCTAGTCAAGGAGAAACATTCCAATTTGGAGGATCAGGAACTATTTATACAATACAATCTGCAACTGCTACTGGTAATAGTGGAGAGTACACAATAGTAATTAATGCATCTGTTTCTCAATCAAATAACACAACATTACAATTTGTTACTAGCAAAGTATTTTCAGGATTAACTACTCATGTAGGTAAAACTGTATTTGCAACTGCTGGATCAACTGAGGGTGGTGCTATTTATTATTATGGTAGCGGTGTAGTAGATGGAAGTGGAAATGTTATTATAGATACACCAACTACAGCTTGTGATATTGGATTGGATTATAGCATTACTTTAGAAACATTACCTATAGATGCAACTATTCAAGGTGGACAATTAACAGGATTACCAAGAAAAATAGGTAAGAGTGTTATAGAATTGTCTTCAACTTATAATGTACAAATAAATTCAAATGATGTAGTTCTAACAGAAACAACATTGAATACATCAAGTGGATTAACAAGTTTTACAGGAAAGAAAGAAGTGTACACATTAGGATATAGTTTAGAACCAAACTTAACAATTACTCAATCAGCACCTTTGCCAGTCAGAATCTTAGGTATAACTTCGGAGATATATTACTAATGTGTAGTCCAACTATATTTGTAGCTATGGGAGCATCTGCTGGAACAGCATCTACATTAGCGGCTGTTTCTCAGATCGGTTTAATTGCTGGTGGTACTATGATGAGTATCAATGCACAGAAACAAGCTATGAGATACCAACAACAACAAGCTGAGTTTCAAGCTAAACAATTTAAAGCTAAAGCTGATGGAGAATATTTACAAACACAAATGCAAGAAAACGAAAGAAAAAAGAAATATTTTTCTCAACTATCTAGTAACAGGGCTATGTTAAGTACAATGAATATTACTACAGATTCAGCATCATCAAGAGCATTCTTCAAAGCTAACAAAGAAGTAGTTAAAAAAGATATAGAAAAAATAAAATTAATGGGTAATGAAAAAAGATTAGCCGCATTATATGGAGTACAACAAGCAGAACTATCAGGAAGAGCGGCAGAAGCTAAATATCAATCAGGTAAAATAGCAACAATAGGTAGATCATTAATGTCAAGTTATCCAATAGCCCAAGAAAAAGGATGGGTATAATATGGCATTAAAAAAAGAAACACAACAAATTAGATATACAGAACAGATAGGTGTTAATAGAGGTGGTGGATTTGCGGCTATGGCAGATGCATCTATTACACAAGCTAATCAATTAAATAGTTTAGTTACTCAATTTGCTGATGTTGGATTAAAACAACTTAAATCATTTGGTAAAAAAGTAGGAGAAGATGCGGCACAAAATTATGAGTTTGGAGAAAAGAAAGTAACTTACACAGATAAAACAGGAGAAGTTAAAGAACAATTTGTACCTACTAAAGTAGATATGCCTAAACATTTAAATACTGTTACAGGTAAAGAAACTTTTGAAAAAGAAATATATAATAGATATCGAGATGAAGTATTTACTAATATTAAAAATATTATTTTAGAAGAAAGAACAACAGCAGAAGAGAGTTACGATACACAACAAAACTTTTCTACAGTAGTAGATGCTAGATTAGAACCATTATTAAATGAATTAGAACCTAAATTTAAATTAATAGCAAAAACATTTGCAGAAGAACAACATGGTATGCATGGTAGAATGGTTGCTACAAATTTTAGCAGACACAAAGAACAAGTATTAGGTGTTCAATGGACTAATACTAAAAAAGTTGCAGTTGATTCTATTAACTCTCATTTATTTACTAATGGAGATAATAAGAAATCTATAGAATTAATTAAAGACTTAGAAGAAAAAACATTAATAGCACAAGACAATAATATTGTAGATGCAGAAGCTACTGGTTCTCAGTTTATTAAAGATCAATATATTAAAGCTAATACAATGAATTTATTTAAAGGTGTTCATATAGATGATTTAGATAATGCATCTTCTATGCAAATACAAAATGCTATTAGTAATTATACTAAAATAGCTTCTCTTATACAGATAAGTGGACCAAATAAAATTACACTTACAATGGCTAATGGAGAAAAAAAAGTAATTAACAAGTCAGATTTACAATCAAGAACACAAAATAATTTTGGTGTACTATCAGATATAAGAACAGCATTTAGTAATCAAGCTAATATGTTAAAGTCTATGCTTACACAAAAAACAAGCGATAATAATATAACTTCTTTATACGCACATAATAAAAATCAAACAGCTATTGGTATGAATGCTACTACAGGAGATATGTCAAAGAAAGAATTTTCAGGTCAATTATTTAAAGGTGTTAGTTATGAAAACATGGTTAATGATTATAATTCATCAGTAGATGAAATAGAAAGAGTAGATATGAAAAATGCATTAGGTAATACTAAGTTTTTAAAATGGTCTATATCTACACAGCATGTATTACCTGAATCTGTAATCAATAATATAGAAGCGGCATATGGAAACTTTAATCAAAACTCAATAGAACAATTAAGAAACTCAGGCATTATAACTTACATGAAAGATTATAGACATACATTTAAGATAGATGAGAATGTTTCTAATGTAGAGATGGATATATTTTCTACACTAGGTATAGATAGAAAAACTAGAAATAGAATAATAGCAGTAGAAAACGCATTAGCATTAAATCCTAATTTAGTAGATGCGTTAGCAGAAGTAACAAACTTTTATAATGACTATGATAAACAATCTTTTCAAAGTGCATCACAAGCCATTCAATTTTCTTCAGGTGGTAGAGTTAAAGGTGTTAATGATTTAAATGCTTACATTGTAAAAGAAACTGGTAAATTAATATCATCAATAGATGGTGCAGATGGTGTACCTATTTTATCAGAAACATTAGTACAAGAAGTTATCAAACAAGTACACTTAGATATTGTAGAGGGAATGCCATTAAGAAATGTAAATGATACTAAACCTTTAATTAAAGATGCATTGCAATATGTTATGAATGGAGAAACTGGTTTTGGTTTTTCTAAGTTTGGTTATTCTAATTTTAGAAATATAAAACTAGATGAGGGAGAGTATCAAAATAAATCTCATTTTGTAAATAGTCCTCCTGAAAAGTTTTCTTTACCTGATGGAGATGGTAATATGAATATAGAATGGATGACACCAGCTATTAATTATTTAGTTAAAAACTCAGAAGATTATTCTGCTATAGATCAATTCAAACCTGAATTTGGTAAAAATATATTCTTACAAGCAACAGATATAAACAATGCAACACCAAAGTATTACTTAGTATTTGTTAATCAAAATGGAAAAGCTACTCCATTAATAGATAAAAATATGTTGCCTATAGTTTATGATCCTATTCCTGATTATAAACAAAATATGGAAAACCTTAATATGAATGCAGGTTATGAAAAAATGATTAATGATTATAGAAATAAAAGAATGAACTTCTTAGAAGATAGAGCAAACATACCTAAAGAATATTTATCACAAAGCATACCTTATAGTATGAAAAAAATATACAATTCTGAACAATATAAAAAGAATGTAATGCAATTTGATAATGACCAGTTGATTAAAACAATACCATTAGGAGAATAGCATGGCTAATCCAAATGATAAATCAGGAAACCAAACATATATTAATCAAGAACGAGAAGAAGATTTAACTGTATTTCAAAATATCAATGCACAGTACACACCATCTCCACATAATGTAGGAAGACAATTTGAGTTTGATTCAGGGTTTTGGTCTGATGTATCTGATGAATGGAATCTATCTTGGGTAGGACAATTAAAAGATACTTATGTACATGACAATGGTTATACAAGCGGTGGTATAGATAAAGACTATGATCCATTTGATCCTGATAACTTAGCAGGTTATGAACAATATGCAGGTAAGTTTGTTGATGTAATAAACAAAGACCACCATGATTTTTTAAAACAAAAGATAGATAGAAACTTGATGAAAAGAGAAAGATTAGAATCAAGTGAAAGAGGAATTATGCCTGCTCTAGTTGCAGGTTTAGGCGATCCTATTAATTTAATACCTATACCATTTGTAAAAGGAATATCATTTGGACACAAGTTTGTTAAAGGTGGATTGATGTCAGCAGGTTTAGTTGGTGCAACAGAACCAATTAGAAGAGCAAATGATCCTACTGCAAGTAATCAAGAAACAGCCATGTATATAGGTGGTGCATTTTTACTAGGAGGTTTATTTAGTGGTGCATTAGGTAAAACAATTACAAGAAAAACTATTACAGAAAAAGGTGGTATTAATAAAATAAGTGATAATTACTTTGAATCTCATGCTAAAACTGAGGGAAGAAATACTTGGGAAAATGGTTGGTCATACAAAGTAGGAGATGATGCATATAATACTGGAGTAGAAGTAAGTAATACAAATAGTTTTACAGGTAAAAAATATAACCCAGTTGTATTCCAAGGTGTTAAGTCAGGTAATAAACTTGTTGTTGATGAAACATATTTAAGAAATTTATATACACAAGGTAAGCATTTAGTATCAGATATTGCAGGAGCAAATCCTTTACCTAGAAAAATGTTTAGAACACCTGATGATTATATTAATTTTAGAATGAAGAAAGAAATCTTTAGTAGATTATATACTAAAAGAAACAAAGGAGAAAAGTTAATAGATTATGAAAATAGATTAAATGATGATGTACTAAATGATATTATAAAAATTAATTCTGCACCAAGAACAACAGATACAAATAAATTATTAGAGTTTGTAGAGGGTTGGACAAATTATGGAACAGTAATGAAAGCATTTAAAGACCCACACTATGCAAGAAAAATGCAAGAGTTAGGTGGAGATTTTGCTACAGCTATGAGAGGTAACAAAGAGGGAGTACCTACAGCTAACTCAGTTATAATGGATTCATTTACAAAATGGTACTCAGGTTTAAGAACTACTTTACAATCTATAGATGATGAGTTTGTTGCACATAGAGTAGGCAATGGTAACAGTAGAAAAATACTAGATATGAATTTACAAAAAGGTGGCATAAGAGCAAAAGATGCCATGAATAATTTTACTAGAAAATTTGTTAATGGTCGTAATCAAGAAGTTGATCCTAATGCATTATCAATGCAACAGTTTTATAACAAAGTATCAGAAGCTATAGTAGATGATAAAGTATTTGATGATGTAGGTTTAAATCCACAAGTTAAAATAGCGGCAACAAAAGCTAGAAAGTTTTTTGCTGAGTATGAAGCTGAAGCTACTAAGTTACATATGTTTGCATCACAAGGTTCTTATAAAAGAATGATGGAAATTAAAGCAGGTTCTATATCACAAATAGATGAATTGTTATCTGACAAGGCATTAAATACATTCCAAATTACAAGATTAAATAAATTAAAATCAAGATTACAAAATGAATACAGAACTCTTAAAGGAGAGTTTGATGAAATGGCAGAATCAATATCTCCACCATATGAACAAGGCAGAAACTTCATGCCTAGATATTGGATGAGAGATAAGATTATGGCTAATCAAGAAGCGTTTAAAAAAATACTTAGAAGACATTTTGTTGCTAATCCTATTATTAGAAAAAAAGGAAAAGAAGTAGAACTATCTACAAATCCTGAAGCTATAGATAAAAGAGTAGATGATGCATTTGATAAGATAATGGACAACGAAGCAAATCATATGGATGGAGAGGGTATTGCAGGTTGGGGTTTTGATAAAAATAGAAAACAATGGAGAGCAGGAACTAAATCTTTAATGTCAAGAACATTAGATATTCCTAATAGAGATGTAATAGAATTTATTGAAACAGATATTAATTTTATTATGCGTCAATACACTACTAAGATGAGTCATGCTATAGAACTTACTAGACAATTTGGAGATAGACACTTAGATGATTTTTTAACTCAAACAGAAGTAAGATTAATTACTAAAGAACTTAGAAAAGAAAAAGACAATCTTAAAATAGATAAGGTATTAAATGCATTCGAAGATGAAAAAGATAAAATATTAGGAACACTTAATACAGAAGACCCTGCATCTTTTAATAAAAGAACTGCGGCATTCCTAAGAGATTGGGCAAGTTTAGCATTTATGGGTAAAGTAATTTTTTCTGCATTAGTAGATGCGGCAAGACCTGTAATGGTAAATGGTTTTAGTAAAACATTTAAACCTATTATAGGAGATTTTACTACTAACTTAGGAGCTTTTTCTAAAGCATTAGAGCAAGTTAAATATTTTGCACCAGCTATGGAAGTAACTTTAGGTTCATCAAGAAAAAGATTTATAGAAGATGGTGGTCAAGTAGGTTTAGGTAAAGGATGGTTAAGTAAAAAGTTTGATAGATTTTTAGGACAACCATTAAACAAAGCACAAGGTCCATTTTATTTTGCTAACTTACTTACTCCTTGGACACAATTATTTAAACAATGGCAAGGTGTAATATCTTCTCATAGATTAATAGAAGACAGTTTAAAGATAGCTAAAGGTTCTTTCAAAGATAAAAAAGAAGCTGACTTTATAATAACTAGATTAGCTAGTTATGGTATAGATCAAAAGACTGCAAGGTTAATTGCTGATATGCCATATGAAGAATTAGATGGTTTATTAATGCCAAATGCCAATCAATGGATTAGTAAAAATGGTGGACAACAAGCATCAAGAAAATTTAGACAAGCTTTATATGCAGATGTAAATAGAACTATTATTACTCCTACACCTACAGATCAATTAAATTTAATGCATGGTGTATTTAGAGTTAATGATGAAGCATATGCAAAACTATATGATAATAGTATGGGTAGATTTTTTGGATTTCAAAAAACTACAAGAGGTGGAAAGTTTAGTAATTCATTTATGGGATTACCATTTCAATTCTTTTCTTGGGCTATTGCCGCAAATAGAAAATTATTAATATCAGGATTACAAGGTAGAGAATTACAAGTTATGGGTGGTGTTGCCGCTATGATTAGTATGGGTATGATGGGAGATTACTTTAAGAATCCTAGATACTGGGTACAAAAACCATTAGAAGAAAAAATTATTAGAGGTGTAGAACTATCAGGTATTGCAGGTATATTTACTGATGCAAACTTTATGTTAGAAACTGTATCAGGTGGTATGTTTGATGAAGCTGTTGGTATAAGACCTATGCTTGGACAAGATTTAAGATTTGGCGATCCTAATGTAGCAAATGCTGTTGGAGAATTTATTGGAGCTGGTCCATCTATACCTGCTGATTTATTATATGCATTTATGACAGATCAAGATTATGATGAGAAAGCCGCAACTATAAGGAGAATAATTCCCTTGAACACTTTATGGATATGGGATAGAAAGTTTAAAGACATTTACAACTGGGGCGTTGAAAAATTAAGATAAGAATATGACAATAGTAAGTAACAAAAATACACCTAGAAATACATATACAGCTAGTGCAAATCAAACTAGCTTTGCTATTAGTTTTGAATTTTACCAAATAGCAGATGTTAAAGTATATAAGAATGGTACATTATTAACTTATAATGCTACTCCATCAGGATCATCACAATATAGTATTACAGGTACAGCTTCAGCTTCAGATAATGCATATGAATTTGGATCAGGTGGATCAATTACACTTGGAGCAGGTGCTTCAGCTAATGACATTATAGTTATTATTAGAGATATATCTGTAGAAAGAACAACAGACTTTCCTAACTCAGGTGCATTTGATATTACAAGTTTAAATACACAACTAGATACATTAACTTCTATTGTTGCAGATGTTAAAACACAAACAGACAGATCAGTTAAATTATTAGATACTGATACTGTTTCTGCTACAGTTACATTACCAGCTAAGGCAACTAGACAATCTAAACTTATGGGATTTGATGCTAATGGTAATATTGAAACTACAGTATCATCTACTGGATTAACAACTATTGCAGGACTATCTACAGAAATACAAGCCCTAGGTGCAATATCTAGTAATATTACAAGTGTTGCTGGAAATGCTAGTAATATAAATACTGTTGCTGGATTAAATTCACAAATTACAAGTTTAGGTGCTATATCATCTGATATTTCAACTCTTGCTGGTTTTAATAGTTCTGATATTTCTACAGTAGCAGGAGATATTGCTAAGGTAGTAACTGCGGCAAATGACTTAAATGAATCTACTTCTGAAATAGAAGTAGTAGCAGGTGCAATTACTAATATAGATGCAGTAGGTGGTGGAATTACTAATGTTAATGCTATTGGTCCACATATTGCTAATGTAAATACTGTTGCATCAAATATGTCGCAAGTTAATAACTTTGCAGATGTATATAGAATTTCAAGTTCAGCACCAACAAGTAGTTTAAATCAAGGAGATTTATATTTTGACACTACTGCTAATGAATTAAAAGTTTATAAATCTTCAGGATGGGCGGCGGCAGGATCAACAGTTAATGGTACATCCCAACGATATGTTTATAATATTACAGGTACACCAACAACTTTAACAGGTGCATCAGGTACAGGTTATGCAGAAGCATTAAGTCAAGTTCTTGCTTATGATGCTGGATTTGTAGATGTTTATCTTAATGGTGTTAAACAAATTTTAGGAACAGATGTAACTGCTACTTCAGGTAATTCTTTAGTATTTGCAAGTGCTTTAGCAAATGGAGATGTAGTAGATGTTGTAGGTTTTGGTACATTCCAACTAGCTAATATATCTATAAAAGATTTAACAGATACACCTAGTAGTTTTGGTACAGCAGGACAAGCCCTTGTTATGAACAATTCAGCAAATGGTTTAGTATTTTCAAATGCAAGTTCAGCAGAAGTATATGGATTTAAAAAATCATTTACAGCTTCAACTCTTAATAGAACAGTTACAGTAGCATCTGTAAGTGGTTCAAATAAATATTTTATAGATGGAGTACAACAAGATACTTTAGAATTATTAGAGGGTAACACTTATGTATTTACTTATCCATCTG